TGGCAGAAACAACAGGTAAATCAAACTCAACTGCGAACCCACGAAGTTCTTCAGCAATCGCCTTGACATATGTATAAGAGTTGACACCAGCACCTGCTTTAAATCGACTGGATGCACAGATGTTAAGATAATCGACGAAGATAATATCAGGTCTAAAGTTGCGCTTCAGTTGTAGTTCGTTTAGTAATGCTTTGAAGTGACCGACATGCGCACTGGCAGTAGGATATTCCTTGATGATCAGTTTACCTTCAGTCTTTTTCTTAATCTTATCGATACGATTATCGAACATGGACTTAGAGAGATCCTTAAGATCCTGAATGTTTACGTTCATCAAGTTCGCATCGATACGTTCAGCGATACGTTCTTCTGCCATTTCCATGGTGATATACAGAACGTTCTTACCTTGCCCCAAGGCACCTGCTGCCATGTGACACATGAACAAAGACTTACCAACACCAGTGCCAGCAAGCGCAATGTTCAGAGTCTTGTTTGGCAGACCACCATTAGTAATCTTGTTGAACATGTCAAGATCGAAAGGTAACTTGTTCTCGACACGGTGATAGAAGTCATATCGCGATTCAGAATTGTCAAGATAGTCATGCCCAACATTATTATCGAAACACACACTCAATGCATCCTGTAGAATAGAAGGGATACCATCCTGAGTATGTTGCTTATCATCACCATCGATAATCTGAATCGATTGCATGATTGCATTGTAAACTGCCTTGTCCTTACAGAACTTCTCAGTCTCTTCAAGCAACCACTTCTCGTTCACATCAAGAGAATCATCTAGATGTGTCAGTTTCTCGTTGATGTTTTTAAATTCATTTTCGTTTATACCACGGTCATTCTGCACTGCGATTTCAATTGCTTCGACTGTCGGAAGTGAATTATACTTCTCGATAAACTCTCTGGCATAATTGAAAATCTTGCGCTCGGAAGTATCGTGGAAATATTCTGGTGTTATGAATGGAATTACCTTGCGAGCATAGTCTTCATCAGAAAACAATTTACTCAGTATAATCGTCTCGATCTTCTGCAACTTTTAAATCCTCTATCTCATCATATTCATGTGCAATTTTAATGCAACATGGTTCACAAACAAAGATCTCATACTCGAGACCCTCTTCGATACCGTGAAGGCAAATAGCAGGGTCGTTCTTTTTCAGAACGACCCCACATTGATCACATATCTTGATTTTCGTATTCTTCTGAAATATCTTCATCAGAAATGTCCACATTATCACCCTCCATCATTTGTCCGTTGCCCATGCGATAACGATTTTCAATCCACTCGCCGAACGTTGGGTCGGTTAGAATTGGCATCCAGAACTCTTTGTTGTAAGTGTCATTGAGGCGATACTTCTTTTCTTCACCAACACGCTGGTACCAACCATTGCTCGGTTTCACAACGTGACCAGATGCCAACGAAATATCCAACAGACCAGACCACTTACTGATACCACCTTCGAAGGTAACTTCAATCGGGATCTTTGACTTCTCACGAACATAGCGAGACTTCTCAACGTTAATGATGAAGTTATAACCAACTACCTCGGTACCAGACTTCTCTTGCTGACGACCAATAATGAAGATGTTATCTGCAGAATAATAGATACCAGTTCCACCCGACACGATTGCCTTCGGGAACATACCAATTTCCATGTAAGTATGATTGACCACGACCATCGGAATATCCTTGATGGTAAGATGTGGTGTGATCATACGGAACAAGGACTTCATCTGCTTGGCACGAGTCATGTCAGCAACCGACTTACCGTCGAGAGCATCATCAACTTCCTTCTTAGATGCCAAGTTACCAACAGAGTCAACAACAATCATAACGTTATCGGCACGTTCAAACTGATTAATTTGCTGCATGACATCATGCTTCAGTTGTTCGATGTCAGTGATTGGTGTATGAATTACCATGTCAGTGTTGATACCAAAGTTTTCAAAGTATGACTGCGGTGCACCGAACTCCGAGTCATAGAACAAGATAACACCATCAGGATACTTGTTCTGGAAACTCTGGATCAACATCATAGCGAATGCTGTTTTAAAGTGCTTAGATGGACCAGCAAAGACAGTCAATCCTGGAGTCAATCCACCATCAAGTTTACCTGACAGGGCGACGTTCAAAGCAGGAACTGATGTCTGGATCAGATCCTTAGTGCTGAACAACTTACTCTTAGAGAGAACGTTAGTCTCCTTAATGGTGCTGTTCTTTTTAATTTTATCTATTAGTGCATTCATGTAAACATATCCTCTAACGTGGCAACTGGTTCTGTATTCCAACCAATGCCTTCTACAATTTGTTTTAATGGTTCAAGAAAACTCTTATTGAACATTGTATTATAATCTACATATCTATGTATGTCAAGCTCTTTTGGTATTTTACCAATAAAACCAATACAATTTTCGCGAATAGTATTTGGTTCCTTCAAGTATAGGAACTTAATCTTCTCGCCTTCTTGAATTGCTTCATACTTCATACTAAGATTGTGCTTCTCGAGCAGGTGATTATACATCAAAGCACCACGAACATGCATCGGTGTTCCTTTACCATATATGTCTGCTCTTGATGTATACTTAGCAAGTCCATTGACACTTCGCGGGAAAGCAATATCTTCAGGTTCCATTTTATTGAACAACCCACGAGTGTGCTGAATAAACTTCTGAAGAGTTGCTTCATCTGCAGTCAACGATAGTCTTACTGCTTCTTTGAGACTTTCGCGAACAGGAGCAGGAGTGGAAGAACGAACAATCTCGAGACCCATGACTTTGAGTTTCGGATCTTTGTATCGGACGCCTTCGTTATCGTAGACATTGAGTGCATACCTTTTCTTTGCAACCCAGAGACCACGTTCCGCGATTGCCTCACGTTTGAAGATAATCTTCTTTTGAAATGCATTCGTGTAGTTCGCAAGTCCATCACAACTCTTGTTGATTGCCTCTGTGATTTTCTCTTCGCAGATTTTATCGAGAACATCAATGAGTTTATCGCGATCCAGATTACCATAATACTTACGAACAAGAGGGTCCAAGGAAATGTAACAAGAATCAGTATCAGAGTAGAAAGAGTAGTTGTGTCCATTTGTTCCTACAACCTTGTTAAGATAAACATCAAGTGCCTTACCTACTTCCCGAATAATATACTGACCAGTCATAGTGATACCCTCGGCAATGCGAGCATCATAGTAACGGAAATATTCATTTGCTAACGCACCGAACAGTGAGTTCAACTGAATTTTTCTTGCCATCTGGAAGTTATTATACTTCGAGATGTCGTTCTTTAGTTTGGGATTTTTAGTTTCTTCATATTCTTTCTGAGCAATGATCATTAATTTCTTATACCGCTGTCGGTCATCAAAGAACTTCTGAACAATCTCAGGAAACATTCCCATCTTTTTACGAGTATAACAATAACCATTGGCAGTCATGCAAACATCATCTTGTTTGAGATCCTCGAGATTATAACTATGCTCGAGCAAACCTTTCACTGTTGTATCTTTTACAACACCCTGAACGAAAGTCTCTGGTGATTGATTATACTGCATAATGATAGATGGATACAGCGAGGTAGCATCAAACGACACCACCCAGTCATACCTACCTGCCTTTGGTTCTTGCACATATGCACCTTCAATAGTGCGTCCCCTGTTTTCTTTCTTCTGGGGAATCTGAATATTCTGATCATGAAGGTGATTGTAGATAATACAATCCCACGTGCGAACCTGTGAGAACACATCAGTATAATTGCACTTAGCATCGTATGCCATCGTAAGCACAAGTTCAATTAGTTTCATTTTGCGCTCAAGTTCGTCAACAATCTCAACGTCGATGATGTTATATTCGACGAACCGTGTCCAGTCTTTTGTGTAGAACTCGCGGAATGTTTCATACGGATGTTCAAGTTTTTTCCTACCAAGTTCTTCCTTGGCAATGTGATCCAACTTGTAACTCTCTTGTCGAGTATACGTAAACTTCTTATAGAGATCGAGATAATCGATAACTGCGACGCCAGTAATATCATACGAGATATGTTCGCGACCCATGATTGTCAAATTCTTGCGACGAACCAGACCCCATGGCGAGAACTTCTTGCGCATGGTTGTATCTTCTTCGGTGCAGAACAGACGATCGATCCGAGAGATAAGATACGCAATGTCGAACAGTTCGCAATTCCAACCTGTAATAATATCTGGATGGTCGTCAGAATAGAAACGCAGAAAGGTTTCTAGCAAGTCACGTTCATCATCACATTTTACATAGAGGAACTTGTTGCCAGCATCCCTCAGGGTCTGAACAATCTCAGAGTTCTTATCATCAAAATCACCGCAACCGAATGTGGTAATCTGTCGAGTAATAAGATTCTTGACCGTGATCAAGAGAACACTTTCAATAGGATTGTTTACATCAGGAAACCCATGCTCTGCAGAGGTCTCGATATCGACAGTCTGAATATTAAGTTGAGACATATCCCACTGAATTTCTCCAGGATACTTCTTTGTGATATATTGGTAACCATAGTTGGTCTGACCAAAGATCTCAAAGTTGTCTACTTGACCATATGCCTGAACAAACTGCTTGGCAGCATTGTTATCTTCAAAGTCAATCGGTTGAAGATCTTCTCCATACAGAGACTTGTATTCCGTTTTTTCGCCACCCTTGGATTTTACAAACAGGGTGGGACTGAAGTCATCTCGTTTGGTGAAGCGCACACCGTTATGTACTCCACGGACAAGAACCTTGGAACCATATTGGTGTGCGCATGTATAAAATTTCATATAAATCCCTCGTCATTCAAATACTACTATACTAT